TCAGGCAGCGGAGTAAAGAGCCGATTCAGTCCTACCGGTATGCTACTGATTAAGCCGAAGACATCACTAAGCGAAGGAGACAGCGGACTCAGTGGCGAGTACCTTAAGTTTGTTAGTCCTCCGATGGATACGCTAACCTTCCTACGTAGTGAGATTGAGCAGCAGATGGCTAAGGCAAGACGCATACTGCATCTTCCATCAAGCGATGAAAGTGGAACTATCGGTGAGGCATCAACTGCAACAGGAAGCTTGAATAAGCTTCGCGCATTGTACGCTTTCGTGAAGCCTATCAGCGATCAGCTATTCACCATCTACGAATTCTGCTTGGTGACAATGGGCCGCATGAGATACGGCGATTTGTTTGGCGGAGTAAACTTAGTTTATCCAACCTCATTCGACATCTCAACACCAAGCGACTACCTTGCTATTATTGCTGAAGGTGTCAAGGCAGGCGTTCCTCCTGCGGTGACTTACTCGAATGTTTACAACTACATCAGAGCAATCAACTACACAGACGAGGAAAGTAGTGCTTTATTTGAGCTAATAGTTAACGCAGACGAGTTGCTTCTTATGAGCAACGCTGATGTGCTTGCTCGACTTGCAAGTGGGACGGTTGAGAAGTGGCAAGATGTATTGCATAACTCAGCACCTCAACTTGTGATGGAGCTTATGCGTGACTACATCGCAACAGAGGAAGCACCGAAGTTCTTTGACCTTCCGATGAACGAGCAGATTGCACAGCTAAGAGCGAAGGCGGCAGAGAAGATTGCAACAACATTGGATCCGATAGCACAGGCACAACAAACTCTTTTGAATGGCATCGTTTGATGAACTTGTTAAGCGTAAGATTAAGCTACTTGAAACCGTTCCCGAGGACATTGCAACTGCGGCGGAGAAGGCACAGCGAGAAGCATGGAGAAAGATTGCTCCACTTCTCGCTGAGATGGATGTCGATGCCGATGGAAACATTGCACAGACGGAAAACAATATTAGACGAATTGGAGGAATAACAGAGGAACTCAACAAGGTACTTGCAGGCGGAGAATACAAAGCCGCCGTGCAGTCGTTCCTTGCTTCCATCGATGAAGGTGTTCAGCTTACTGATGACATCGCAAAAAAGATTGACAGCACCTTTCAACCCGACAACGTACAAAAGCAACTACTCGCAATATCCAAGCAGAACGCAATCAATGCCTTCTTTGGTTCTGGACTTCGGCAGAATGTTACAGTGCCATTCCTTGAGCAGCTTACTGCAAACGTAGCGGCAAGAGCACCACTGCGCGAAGCAACCAAAGCATTGCAAGGAGTAATCGAAGGAACTGATGCAAACGATGGCAGGCTACTTGCCAATGTGCGCACTACTGCAAACACAGCTCAAGCAATCGCTGACAGAAGCTATGCAGCAGCTGTCAATGAAGAACTTGGCATTGAATACTTCCAATACCTGGGCGGAGAAATACCGACAACAAGACCATTCTGCCAACATAGAGAAGGTGAGATATATCATCGTAAGGAGATTGAGGCGTGGGGCGATGGCAAGAACAGCGCAGGCATCAACGACATTCGCAACGGCACATGGGATGGACGCATCGATGGCACTGACTCACGCAGCATCTTCACCTTTGTTGGTGGTTGGAACTGCCGCCACTTCCTTGTTCCAGTAATCAAGCAAAGAGTTCCTGCATCAGTAATTGCAAGAGCAGAGGCAGAAGGTTTTGCAACACCACCAAGACCAAGAGGAGGAGCTGAAGCACTAACGGCTTAAGCGCAATAGAATAATATTTTGCGCAATCAAAAGTTTACTATCTTTGCCTTATGACTTACTACATCATGAGAGATGGCAGCATCAAGCAAGCATCTGATGTACTCGCAAAAGAACTTATCAAGCGAGGAGCAAGAGAATTGAAACTAACACCAATAACAATAGACTATGGCAATCAAATCGGAGGAAGCACTGGAGCTGATGAAGTTCCTCAACCTCGAAGAAGCAGCCGACCTAGAAGCGGCAAAAGAAAAGTTCCAAGAAAATTGGATTAAACAGGAAGAAGTAAGCGGCAAGATTGGCAAGCTTACCGGTACTATTGCCAATGTAACTCGCAAAGCATTTGAGCCGTTTGGCATCGTGCTCACTGACGAGGACTTCAAAGGGCAGAAGGTTGAGGAAGTTATTCGCAGCGCATCAGAGAAAGCAAAGACGTCGTTTGAAACACAGCGCGAAGAGTGGGAGAAGCGTGCATCTGGCAACGGCTCAGAGGCATTGCTGCAAGAGTGGGAGAAAAAGTATAAATCACTTGAGCGCAAGAGCAATGAGCTTGACTCCGCTCGCCAAGATGTGATGAATCAGTTTGAGTCTTACAAGGTACAAGTTGCAACCGACATCAAGACGAGCAAAATCAACTCATCATTCGAGAAGGAGCTTGGCGCATTGAAGCTTGATCCAAGTGTAAACGAGTACACCATTCGTGGATTCAAGTCGGCGGTCACTGATAAGTATGCAATCGACCTTGAGGATGATGGTGCATTCGTTGTTAAGGATAAGGCAACAGGCGAGCGGTTGAAGAGCAAGGAGAAGGCAGGATCGTTTCTAACAATGTCCGATGTGCTTATCAAGGAAGCAACAGAAGCAGGCATCATCCAAAAGAATCCTCATGCAGGAGCAAAATTTCCTGCACGTAATCCGTTGATACCTCAACTCGAGGCAGCATCGGAAAAAAAATTAAAAGGAATCAACCCTAGATTCTACCAAAAATAATTATCTTTGTAGGGGGTATTAATGTTTTTTTAGTTTGGCCGCACTTGTTAAGAGTGCGGCTTTTTTTTTATACCTTTGTGATTCTCTATGGTAGTCGGCAGGACTTTCAGCTGCAAAAAGTAGGCATCAAAGCAACAGCCTTCAGAATACGTTGCAAAAAATTCTACAATAAAAAACGACTATCATGTCTATTTCAAGAATACTTTCCGAATGTCCTAATGTTCAGATGAACTTAGGCGAATTATTTATCGAGGTTGGTCAGCGCGAGCAACTTCCATTTCTAGAATTCTTATTGTCTCCAGAGAATGCGAAGATGATCCGCACTGAAGTTGCTCCAGGTAATGGAAAACTTAAGACGGTTCAAGCTCGTTGGATTCAGCGTTTGCCTGAGACGGAAGTTGAAGAAGGTGGCGACATCCTTACTTGTACTTCAAGCAACACGTATGGCGATTCAACTGCAACATACACAGTTGAAACGACTGACACTTACACTGCTTCTCAATTGATTAATGCAGCGGATATCGCTCGTCATTGCCAAGAGAACAGCCGTTATGTGCTTGAGTCAATCATGCGCTTGATGGATGTATTAGATCGCAAGATTGCTTCTGCTGCTGCTGTTCAGTCTGTTGCTGCAATTGGTAACTGGGGAACTGAAGTAGAAGCATTCTACACAGTATCTTCTGATTGCTTAGTTGTTCCAACTATGATCACTGACAATGAGCCTAACGCATTTGCTATCGCTGACATTCAGCAAGCAACACGCATGGCTAACTACCCAGGTGCACCAATTGCATTCGGTGGAGCAGCGATGCAGCGTTATGCTAACGCGATGGCAGCAGGATGCTGCACTCAGTATGGTATCGACTTACTTGCAATCACTCAGCAAAACGGTTTCGGCTTTGCTTATGATGCTCGTTTGGCAGCTGCTCAAGGTTCTCAGTCTAAGGCGTTGGTTACAACAGCAGGAGCAATCCAGTGGTTGTCATTCAACCTTGCAGAGTGGAACACAGGCATCACTCCAACAGCAGGAAGCAACTACTCTAAGACGTTGGTGTATACACCGGCAGGAGTTCCAGTTGACTTGACTATGAAGGATGATTGCGGAAACTTATCAATTGTATTGACTACAACTGGTATCATCGCAACATTGCCAACTGACATCTATGAGGCATCAGACAAGTATGCAGGTGTTAACTACGTGAATTGCGTATCTATCGTAAACCCGTAACGAGCTCGCAGAATCTGCTGAGCGAAGGCTCGGATGATCTGTTGAGCGAGGGAAGCGACAATTTGCTTTCACAATGATTTAAGGGAGAGGTGCAAGCCTCTCCTTTTTTATTTATATCTTTGTGAAAAATAAGACAGCCAATGTGCTACGAATCTCTACTCGGCTTACAAGGTTGCGACAGACCAGAGCCAACTACTGGGCTTTATATCGATGACTTAGGCATCAATCAGACTTTACTCGGGCAGCTAATCACTGACCAATATAATAGCGGAGTTGAATTATTTGAAGCTAAGCGAGCATTTGCTTGGCGCAAGATGTCAACTGATGTCCTGAGCAGGCTAACACCGATGATGAAAGCGGACACTGTTGTGGAGTCTAAGCGCATCGGTCAAGTGGTTAGCAATGCAAGCAATGTGGATGTGGCAGTAGGTGTAGGAAAGTTCACAGGCATCAGAGTAACGATTGACCCAAACACGGAAAGCTTTCTGAACTTTTACTTGTCGAATTTTAAGATTGACATCTACACGATGGCAACTCCTGTCGAGATATTTGTCTACGACATGGCAACGCTAAAGCTTATTGATTCATTCTTTTACCAATCGGAAGCTGTTGAGCAGTTTATCGGCAAGACATTCAAGGCTAATCGACGCAAGATGGATTTGGCATTTGTCTATGAGTCGCTTTACGATACCACTAAAATGATTCCTAAGAAGGGCAGTTGCACTGATTGTGGAGGTAGCTTAAGAGCGGTGCACGTTTGTCCATTTGTGGATGCAATCGGAATCGAGCTGACCACTGATGGCTTCAATGTGCTATCATCGAAAGCGAAGAAGTACACGCAAGGGATGTCGTTGGTTTACAATGTGAACTGCGACAGAGAAGCTTGGCTGTGTTCGATTGGAGGATTGATGGCAATGCCGCTTGCATATGCAACAGCGGTTGAGATTTATAACTACGGTTTAAGCATCAGCCCAAATCAGCGTGTCAATACAACTGTTAGTGTCAACATAGGGAGCAAGCCATTCGCAACCGCTGATGCCAACGATGGAATGATTGCAGGGCGAGACATTGCAGCAACAAGATACAACGATGAGCTCACGGCCATGTTGCAAAACATGAGAATGCCTGAGGACAACACGTGCTTTGATTGCCGCCGCAACATGAAGTATGTAACTGCTCTACCATAATGGCTACACCGAAGGAAGTGAGTGATCGCATCAATGGGCTGTTCTCCGAATGGAGTTCTGGATTTACTCCTTTGTCTCAAGCAGTGCAGGATATGAGGCGTGAGATGTACATACGCATCTTTGGAATTGATACTGGAAGAGGTAGAAATCAAGCAGGCAACTTCCTGCCAACTAAACCTTACACTCCTGCATACGCAAAAATCAAACAAGCAAATGGCCGTCCTCCATTGGAGCTCACAGGCTTTCTTAAGCGATCGTTTGCAACAGATCAAACCACAGTTATAACCGAAGGATTTGATACTGCAATTTACACTGTTGCAGATGAAGCAGGAAAAGTGGAAGGACTTGAGAAACTTTACGGCACAATTTTCAAACCAACAACGGAAGAGCAATCGAGAATGTTGCAACTACATGCAGACTTACTTGTTGAGCAAATATCAAATCAGATAAGCAAACCATGAATCTACTTAAGACCATCATCGAGCGGCTCAACCAACGTGTTGAGGTAGCAAATATCTTCGACAAGCAGTTCGGCTTATGCGAGCTTAATGCAAACGGCAACGAGAAGGCTTGGGTGCATTACATCGGCAATGGTCAAGCGGAGGTAGTTACTAACTTCGATGCAAAGCAAGGCACATTATTTTGGGCTAAGCGTGGCAAGGTAACAGTTACTAAGACTGATGCGTATAAGATGAGTCGCTGCAAGCAGTTTTATGTTACCTCTTTCCCTTTGACTGCTTATGCTGTTGTGCGCAAAAGCCATCTGCCATGCGATGGAGATGATGCTCAGGACTGGCTTGCTTCAAGAATCTATAAGCTGACAAGTGGCACTGATCCACTCTTCAAGCAAAGCATCGCAGTTATTAACTACGAGGTAATTCCGAGCGGTTACATCAACGAGATTAAGACACTAACAACAAACTTCGAGTGGGCTTGTGTCACTGTCGACTTCGATGTGCAAGTGATCACAACCACTGAAGATGGCTGCTATGACATCTGCGCAACCGGTGACATTCCGCTACCAGACTTGCAGCCATGCACACCATGCTTAACGGAGGTTGCTGTTGATGGTGTTACTATTACAGGAAACGGAACTCCTGAGGATCCATTAAGCGCAGTTGGTGGCGAAGGTGGTGCGATAGCAGTGCAGGATGAAGGAGTTGAGGTGACTCCAGTTGCAACGACATTAAACTTTACAGGAGATGGAGTGACAGCATCACTGACATCGCCTGGAGTAGTTGAGGTAAACATACCAGGGGGAACAGGAGATGTTGGAACATTGCAAGAGGTGACAGACCTCGGTAACAGCACAACAAATGACATTGCATTCACAGCATCCGCAGGGCTTTCATTTGACAACGGCGCATTCTTCCGCAAAGGAACTACCGATGCAGGCAACGGCGGCGCAAAGGGCACAGCGCAAATATGCTCAATAAGCTACGAGCTTAAGTGGGAAGCAGGACGGTTGTACTACATGCAGCAAGATGGCTTCACTATTCGCGATGTAACGCATAACTTTACCTTTGTTCCTCAAGTAACTGATGACAGCACAAAGGGCTTTGTTGCCGGTTCTCGATGGAGCTTGGATGATGGCACTGTTTACCTATGCTCAGATGCCACAATCGGCTCAGCAGTTTGGGCAGTGGTTGCAGTTGGCGGAGTTACATCGGTAACAGGCACAGCACCCATCGCATCAAGTGGCGGCAATACTCCAGACATCAGTATCACTCAAGCCGATGGCAGCACTGATGGATACCTAACCTCAACCGATTGGAGCACCTTCAATGGCAAGTTCGATGTGCCAACTGGAACAAACACCGAATACCTTGATGGAACTGGAGCACCGACACCATTCCCGACATTACCTACTGGCACAGTCACATCGGTCGACCTTTCGATGCCTCCTGCATTTTCTGTCACTGGCAACCCAGTAACAACGAGCGGGACATTGGCTGTTGCTGCGGCAGGGCTTTCTACTCAATACATCAGAGGTGACGGTCAGCTTGCTAACTTTCCGACATCAAGCGGAGGAGGTTCAAGTGTTAGCTACTACCTCAACGGATCAGTTGCTCAAGGTACGCTTGGAGGTGTCGCATTCAAGCAGATTAGCGGCACTCCAGTCATTGGAGCAGGAACAGACTTCACTATCAATGCTGATGGTTATATTCAATCATTTATCACTGATGCGAGTGTACCAAATCAATTGGCAATTCCGGCAGGCAATTGGAATTTCGAAATGTACTTCAGTTCATCAAGTGCAGGAGGAACACCAAGATTCTACATTGAGCTTTACAAGCTTAGCGCAGGAACATTGACATTGCTTGCATCAAGCTCTGCAAATCCTGAGTTTATCACTAATGGAACAGCAATTGATCTTTACACAACGGCTGTTGCAGTACCAAGCACAGTGCTTCTTGCTGCCGATAGACTTGCGATAAGAGTATATGTTATACATAGCAGCAAGACAATAACATTGCATACTGAAGACAATCACCTATGCCAAGTCATTACAACTTTCTCAACTGGCATCAATGCTCTTAACGGATTAACGGCTCAAGTGCAAAACTTCGCAGTAGGAACTTCGGGCACTGACTTCGCAATAAGTTCGTCAACAGATACGCACACATTTAATCTACCAACGGCAAGTGCTGCAAATAGAGGAGCATTAAGCACAGCTGATTGGTCAACATTCAACGGCAAGCAAGATGCACTAGTAAGCGGCACAAACATCAAGACCATCAACTCGACATCTATACTTGGCAGTGGTAACTATGCCACTCCATTCGAGCTTGTTGTTGCAGCATCGGATGAGAGCACTGCCCTAACAGCCGGAACGGCAAAGATTACTTTTAGGATGCCAAGAGCAGTGACACTAACAGCGGTAAGAGCATCACTCACAACTGCTCAGGCAAGTGGTAGCATCTTTACTGTTGATATAAACGAAAGCGGCACAAGCATCCTAAGCACTAAGCTGACAATTGATAACACCGAGAAGACAAGCACAACGGCTGCCACTCCTCCAGTGATCAGCGATACTGCTCTTGCCGATGATGCAGAGATAACCATTGACATTGACCAAATTGGTAATGGTAGTGCTAAAGGATTAAAAGTAATGTTAATAGGTAACTACGCATGAGTTTTTTAGTCAACCCTTATTCTTATGCTACTGGATGTACCGATGCTGATGCACTTGCATTCTTATCGGCTGCTGCAATAACGGATGCCACAATTACCTCAGCCATCTGCACATTGGTCACAACGATGAAAGCAGATGGAACTTGGGCAAAGATGAGCGCAATATATCCGATGGTAGGAGGAACGGCAACAACGCACAAGTTCAACCTTAAGAATCCACTTGATACAAATGCAGCATTTCGCTTATCGTTTGTTGGAGGATGGACTCATTCAAGCGGTGGAGCATTGCCTAATGGAACTAATGCTTACGCTGATAGTTTTCTAATTCCTACTACTACACTTTCATTGAATAGTCATAGTTTTGGAATTTATTCAAGAACTAATGATATAACTGGAGTTAAATTATACGGAAATTATTTAGTACCAAGTGCTGTTTTTTTGCATCACAATATAACTGGTGCTAACTTTAATAGTGGAGTTCTTGCAAATGCAATTTCTTATACTGCTAATCCAACAACAGGGCTTATAATGGCATCAAGAACAAGCAATACATTATTTACTGCATATAGAGCTGGAGTGTCATTAGGTACAAATACGACAGCAGTCGTATCAATACCAAATATTAATTTTTATTTTGCCGCAAGAAATGCAAGTGGAACAGCTCAAACATTTACAAATCATCAAATTGCATTTGCATTTCTTGGTAGTGGATTAAACTCTACTGAAGCAGCAGCACTTTACAATTCAGTACAAGCTTTTAACACAACCTTATCTCGTCAAGTATAATGCAAGTCCACCTACTAACAGAAGAACAAGCAGAATGGCTCGATGGTGTCGAGTTTGTTCCTGATAATTACTTTAACCCAATCCAAGATGCAGATGGCAATTGGATAATCTCAATCGAAGAGGTCGAGCAGTCATCACTTGATTGGGTTAAATTCTTACCTTTGATAACCTACAAATCTATATCGACATGGCAGGCGTAAAAATTACAGACTTAGGTACATTGACTACGGCAGTTGATGCAGACTTATTATACATCGTGGACGTTAATGACACATCCCAATCCCCACAAGGCACATCTAAGCAGATTGAACTTGGTAATATCGTAAGTAGCGGCAATTGGACTCCAGTAGTTAGCGGTGAGACTTACAATGAAATTGTAAGTATTCAAAGAGCAAACTATTCAAGGGTAGGGACTATTGTCAGTTGCTCCTTATTTATGGATATTGACCTTGATGTAGCAGAAACACAAGCAGACTTTCAATTCTCCATTCCAGTAGCATCAGATTTCACCAATGCAAAAGATGCTTTTGGAATCGTTGCATATAATGGAGATAATACGCAGTTTACTGGATGGTTAATAAGTGCTGATGTTGCAACTAATAAAATAGCTATTGCCGTTTCATCAGTAACAACTGGATATTCTTTTCAATCTTTATACGTAATGCTGCAATATGAAATCGTCTGATAACGGCATCAGACTCATACAAGAGTTTGAGGGCTTGCGCTTGACTAGCTACCTATGCTCAGCAGGAGTGCCGACCATTGGCTATGGTGCAACCTTTTACCATGATGGCAGCAAGGTGAAGCTCGGGCAGACCATAACTAGAGACCAGGCGAATCAACTTCTTAAGGATCACCTTAAGGAGTTCGAAGGCAGCGTGATAGGACTGCTAAATGGCACGGCTGTGAACGCTAACCAGTTCGATGCGCTTGTAAGTTTCTGCTACAACGTGGGCGCAGCAAATCTCGCCAAGTCGCAGATGCTAAGATTCATCAAAGCCAATCCAAACGACCCGAAGATTGCAGCCGAGTTTCTTAAGTGGAACAAAGCAGGCGGCGAGGTTTCAACTGGGCTTGTAAGAAGACGCAAGAAAGAGGCGCAACTATATTTCACTCCAATCGTTTCTTAATTATTATGGCGGCAAGGAGAGTCAGCAAACCAAGGCAAGTGCTTGACATTATTCTCAAGCACTGGAGGCCAACAATTGGCTCTTTGGCGATTCTCAGTTCTGTCTTTGCTTTAATCTTTAAGCAGATATCAACAGAGACACTTGCAGCGATAGTGGCAGCAATGGTGGCCGCAGGATACATACCTAAAAGCAGTGACAATGGATGACGGAATAGACTCAGTACAAGTGATCACGACCCTCGATGAGGGTTGCGTGGTGGGCATTGGCTGCAAGGTCCATACGCATCACCACACAATTCACATCGAGCCGCAGATAGTATACCAATCGATGGAGAAATTCACTATCTTTGGCAAGCACTATTGCACTAATCAATGGGGGCAAACTTACGAGTTGCCTGCCGATGAGCCAATGCCAGAGCCGATTCATATGCAGCAAACATACGCAAGCGATACAATCACACCAACCACATCTGCATTCTTGCTTGCTCCTAAGCCAGAGGCTAAGATTATAATCAAGCCTCGCACTGAGTACTCCAAATACAAGCCGACAATGGATGGACCAGTGATGGGCGTGCTGTTGACATTTACAATTTACCTCACAGCGCAATGGGCATGGAGCTCGATGACTGCTTGGAATAATCTATATAGCGAACTCTCTGCATGTCTTCGCTCTTCATCTTAGAACATTCGATTGATTTGTTTTATGTGGTCACTGATCAAGACGGCAGAATTGTGTCCAACAATGAGCTGTTTAAGAACTATGTCAGCCATATTAAGCCAAAGAAGATCACCGATATCATAAGCATCGAAGGTGACAAGGATGACTTTATTGAAGCCATTGAGAAAGCTCGCAAGCATTCGCCTGAGCCATCAAGAGTCTATGCTCGCACAAGACAGAAGAATACAAGCGACAGATATAATGTTTGGAATTGCTTTGCGATTGCTGACACTCTACACTTTGTCGGCATCCAGATGGTGGATGTAACAAGCATTAGCTCACACGATCATGAGCGGCAGAAAGTCCTGCTCGAGGAGTTCCGCTTTATGCTATCGCACGAGCTGCGCCAACCATTGACCAACATCTCTGGACTTGTGCAGATGCTCATGCAGCATCAAGGTGCAAGCGATGTCGATAGAAAGGATGTGCTGAGCATGATCCACACATCGGTCAACAAGCTTGATGATGCAATCAAGATACTCATCAAGAAAGCAGCTCGAGAATTATGACGGATCGGCAAGCGGACGAGAGACTGGTTAAGGTTGCCGCTTGGTACGTGATGGAGCGCGGCATGCCGGTATGTGTAGCATTGCAGATATTGCAAGCGGAGCTCAAGGATAAAAGATTGTTTTGGGAGTCATCGCAGGAACTTATAAAAATCATTCAACATGGCATCTGTCAAAGCTGAGACCCTATTCTTAGGCGCAATCATTGTGCTCTTGTTCTTGTTGTTAAAAAGTTGCGGCGATGGCGTTGAGTCAGATTACCGCCTTAAGCACACGATGTATGAGGACAGCATACTTATCGCCTCACAGCGCAAAGTAATCGCACAGGCAGGCTCTGATGCAGCCAAACAAGCGCAGCAGATTGCAGAGCTCGAAGTCAAAGTCAAGAACGCAAGCGAGGTGGTGCGCATCGAGACCAGGACAATCATCAAAACGCAAATAAAAGTAGGCGATACAGTCATGGTCAATGGGCTGCCGCTAATAAGAACAGGAAAGCCGTTCCTTAAGACTGATAAATGGTATACAATTGGTGGATTCATCAACCGCCTTGGTTGGTTGCAGATTGATTCGCTAGTGATCCCGGCAAAGTTTACCTATGCAGTCGGTGATACCATGCGCACTGGGCTAATAAATCGACTCCTGAAGAAGAAGGATACGGTTGTACGTATGAGAGTCGACAATCCCAATGTCACCATCACCGGAATGTCAAACATCTACATCAAGCAAGATAAAAAGTGGCATCAGACAACCGCATTCAAGGTAGGAGTTGGGGCAATCATAGGCTTCGGATTGGGAGTGAGTAGAAAATAATTGCACTGATTCTGTGCGAGTTAGGATAATTATGCGTAAATAGTTTTGAAGGGTAGTGTATAATCAAAATAAAGATATAAATTTGCCCATCAATCATTCACTAATTCACTCATTAATCTATGAACACATTTTTCAAATCACACGACAGCACGCAGTTTTTTAACTACGATCATCTATCTGGCATCATGCTAACAATTGTGCAAGACGGTTGCCACCAAGGCCTCTTTCAGAGATGCGACAAGACATCCCTTGTACTTGTTCGCCAGTTCTCCAAGGAGATGACTCAAGGCATTCACGAATCGGTTCGCACTTATCATCCATCTGATGTTGGCGAGTTCTTCAAGATGTATCAGAAGACATTGCACAATACTCAAGTATCATTCAAACAATTAATAAATCAATTCTAATTTTTACACTATGGGCTTAAAAGCACCTTCAGGGAATAACACCTCCCGCCAAATCGCTCCAGAAGGAGCATTCGTGGCAAGATGTTACCAAATCGTTGACCTTGGAACAACGATGCAAACTGGTCAGTTTCCAGGCAAAAAACGCAAAGTTCAGTTTATCTTTGAACTGCCGACAGAAACACACGCATTCGAGGAAGGCGGCGAAGAGAAGCCGTTCTATGCTCGAAGCATCTACAACCTTAGCATGAATGAGAAAGCGGTACTTCGCCGTGACATCGAATCTTGGGCAGGCAAAAAGATGACCAATGGCATTGCTGAAGACTTCGATATCTTCACACTTATTGGTAGACCTTGCATGGTGAACTTGACTCACGTAGTTAAAGGAGATATCACTTATGCCAACATCATTGGAATCTCTCCAGTGCCAAAAGGTTTGGTTTGTCCTCCTGCTTTCAATACGCCGCTATGCTACAACACCGAAGAGCATGATGATGCAATCTTCGCTCAGCTGCCCGAGTTTATTCAAGACAAGATCAAGATGTCTGACGAGTGGATTGCGAGAATCAGCAAGCCGATTACGAGAGTAGTAGTTGGCTCAGTGGTATCTGAAGAAAACGACTTCGAGGACGGCTTCCCATTTTAACAAATAAAAAAGGGGCGGTGTTAGGCCGCCCCAAATTTGCACTAATCTTATAACACTATGAACGCAGCTAATATAGAAAACTTATCCGAGTTCTACAAGGCATTGAACTCAACCGAGGTGCTACGTGCTCAAGGCATGATTGCAGGTGCTCCACAAATCATCGAAGACAAGCTCACATACGATATGAGTGCTGAGTCCATTAAGGCCGCTAACGATGCCATCAAGCACATCGAAACCAATCGCAAGATGGTAACGCTTCCGCTCGATGCTTTCAAAAAGTCCATCATGGATGTCGAGCGCGATGCTACTGCTTCGCTGAAGGCTTACATCGATCACCGAAAGCAGATGATGATAGACTACTCCAACGAGCTCGAGCGCAAGAAGGCAGAAGCAGATGCAAAGATTGCACAGGATGCAGCCGATGCACTGATGTCGGCAAGCAGCAGCGATGTGAGCGATATCTTTGCCACCTTCACCGATGCAACAACAACCACAACTCTTGAGATGGACCACACCAAGAACATTCGCATATCTAAGAAAGCGGAGATAGTTGGCGAGGTAGATTGGATGACACTGCTCTGGACACTAATGCAAGCAGAGATGTTTGATGTGCAAGAGTTACTCCGCAAGCTTCCAAAAGCAATGGAGCTCACCAAGATTGACCAGATAAAAGGCATTGAACTAACAGAAGTTAAAACACAAGTAATCCGATGAACGAGCTAAACAACATAGGCGCAGAGTTCGCCAATTTCAACCGCTACCTTGATGCAATCATTGATCCACGCGAAGCAGAAAACGACACGATGGAAGCCAAGGTAAAAGAAGCAATCATCCAAGCCTACTCAAACGGCTACCATGATGGGCAGCAAGCAATGGCCGACAGACTTCCGAAGCCAACTTATAACGGAGGCGATGAAGGAGGGCGCGAGTATTATGATGCGTTGTAACTGGACACTGCAAGAGACCGAGCTGCTGATTGAGTACTATCCGCATCGGTCGACAAAAGAGGTGGCATTCATCACTGGGAAATCAATCTCCCAGTGTTATGCCAAAGCCTTCGCACTTCAATTGCATAAGACTCCCGAGTATCTTGCGACAGAGCTTAGCGGCAGACTCAAGAAAGGCAACATCGGCACTTACTTCCCCAAAGGACATGAGCCTTGGAACAAAGGCATGAAGGGGCTTGACATCGGAGGCAAGGAGACAAGATTCAAGAAGGGCACTGTGCCACCGAATCACAAAGAAGTCGGCTCTGAGCGCATCGATGAAGATGGATACACCTATATCAAGATTGCTGAGCACACGCGATGGGTGCTGAAACATCGGCACATCTACGAACAGCATCACGGCAAGCTTGAGCCGCACATGATAGTGACATTCCGCGACAAGAACATCAGCAACTTCTCCATCGAAAACCTCGAAGCAATCACCAAAGTGGAAAACATGGAGCGCAACCGCATCACCAAATACCCTCAACCAATTCAACAAACAATTAAAACTCTGAACAAGTTATGGCACGCAATAAAATCGAAGACCTAAGGGATCACCTATTCGAAATCATCGAGATGTTAAAAGAAAACGACATGGAGCTCGACAAAGCAAAAGCAATAGCAGACATTGCCCAGGTCATTGTCAACTCAGCAAAGGTTGAGGTTGACTTCATAAAGGTAGTACATGGCAACGGCAGTGGATTTATTCCATTGGACAAGAGAGCACTGGAGCAATGAGCCGCGACATCTACAACAGCATCGAAGCCATCAACGCATCAAGCATCAAGAGGCATTTCACTGGCAGCATCCAATACGCTGCCGGTGCTCTCGAGAGAGGTGCGGAGTTCCATCGCAACCTACTCGAGACAGAGCCCAGTGCAATGCCGCCCAATGCTCGCCAAGTTTATGATGCCATCATGAAGCATCCAATGCTCCGCTTGATATTCGAGAAGTCCGCAAAGGAGATCACCTTCATCAAGGAGGTTGAGATTGATGGGCGCAAGGTAGCAGCAAAAGGCATCCTCGACTTGCACTGCCCGATGTACTCGATTAATGCCGATATCAAGACAACTTCTTGCACAACGCTTCGAGCATTCGCCTCCGACATGACTAAGCACTACAACCACATCCAAGCCGTTTGGTATTCGTACCTCACTGGCTATTCGCCGACAAACTTCTACTACATAGGAGTGCCCAATAAGTTCAAAGGTGAACTTTTTATCCATCGACATACAACCGAGGAGATTGACACAGCAGAAAACCTCATCAGAGAATACTTGGAGCACAGAGGGCTTTGAAAATTACAGCTTTACCAATGTGATGTATTACTTCCTGCATCGCGACTTCATATATATAGAGACAAACTTTAAGCATCTGAAAATGATGTACAATCACTTCGATGATGCAACGGTGTTCATTACCCTTGCCGATGACACGAAGTATGTCGAATACGTTTGGAGTACACCTGGAAGAATTAAAACAACATTTAAATCCTACAACATCCATGACATCTACACCATTGAAAAGAATCCAACAGCTCTGCAATGACAGAGCCTATGAGTACCGCAAATCGAAAGAGGATTACGCCATTGCTATGGCGATGGTATTCGAGCATATCTCAGTATTCTGCGAAGCCGAACTGCCCAACGAAAAGCAGATGATAATAGACATCTGCAACGAGTGCGCAAAGGATATGATTGCAGGAAATTTAGCCCTCGGAAAGCCCGTAGGTGAACAACTTTATAAAAAGAAGTACCAATGAGCCCGCAAGAAAAAGCAAAAGAATTGTTAGATAAAATGACAATGGAAATAGGAAAGTTCAATGCCACACAATGCGCATTGATTGCAGTTGATGAGATAATAAAATTCATGGAGATGGATGATGAACATAATGAGTGTCTTTATTTTGCTAATTCTAAATGGGTTCAATATTTAATGGAAGTTAAACAAGAACTTGAGAAACTATGAAAAAACAAACAGCAGTTGAGTGGTTAATGGAGCAAGTACACTCAGATGAATATACACAAGCATTTGGTCAAACATATATTAGCATTGTCTTAGTTGACCAAGCCCTCGCAATGGAAAAGGAGCAGATAATTGATGCTTATGAAGAAGGCGAAAGCGGCGAGTGGGATCCATTTGATTTCAATAGTGGAAAAAAATACTACACCTCAACCTACGGCTCATGATCCTGCGACCCTACCAGGAGCGATTCATCAACAACATATCAGCGAAGCTGCGCACCCATCGCAAGGTGGTTGCTCAGCTCGCAACAGGCGGAGGCAAGACAGTATGCTTCGCTGCGATATGTGACCGCTACTGCGCTCGAAGCACTCAAGATGTCTTAATCCTCGTGCATAGAGAAGAACTGCTCACACAAGCAGCCAAAGCCATCAATCTTCCCGTGCAGAAAGTAGTAGCCGGAATGAAGACCATCCCCAAAGCTCGGGTCTATGTCGCAATGGTCGAATCGGCTCATAAGCGGCTGCACCTCTTCGACAACATCGGCATGGTGATAGTTGACGAGTGCCACATTGGAAACTTTACCAAGGTGATTGAGCACTTTAAACAGCAGTACATTATCGGCTTCACTGCCACACCACTTGCCGCCAAGAAGACCAACCCACTGAAGGGCTACTTCGATGACATAGTGTGCGGCATCGACATCCCAGAACTAATCGAGCAGGGCTTCCTATGCCCTGAGCAGACCTACTCCGCATCATCCATTGTCGAACGTGCTAAGCTCAAGATGAAAGCAGGCGACTTCGACCAGGCGCAGATGGGCGCAATGTACAAAGAGCCAAAGTACATCGATACCACAATCAACGCCTACCGCAAGAACTCGATCGGGCGCAAGACAATCATCTTCAATTGCAATGTTGAGCACTCGATGGCAGTCAATGCCGCATTCCTTGCAGAGGGCTTCAACTCACGTCACCTCGATGCAAACTCAACAGATCGCTCTGAGGTTCTCGAATGGTTTGCCAACACTCCAGATGCAATCCTCAACAACATCGGCATTGCAACAACAGGCTTCGACCAGCCCGACATCGAGACAGTCATCGTTAACAAGGCAACAGCATCGATGCCGCTTTGGCTTCAGATGTGCGGCAGAGGTGCTCGTCCGCATCCAATCAAGCTCGCATTCACCATCATCGACCTTGGTGGCAATTGCCTCACGCATGGCTCATGGGCCGCCGCACGAAATTGGGAGGATATCTTCCACAATCCAAAGAAGCCAGGCGCAGGAGTTGCGCCCGTCAAAGAATGCCCCAAGTGCGCAGCCCTCTTGCATACATCCAAGATGAAGTGCGATGCGCAACACCTCGGCATGCTATTTCCTTGCGGCTATGAGTTTCCCAAGAAGATAGTGCTCGATCAAGGCATCGAGGACTTTATCCTCATGACCGATAGCGTGGACATCAAGAAGCTCATCGCAATGAATGAGCACCACAAAGAATACCGATCCCTATTTGTAGCCATTGAACACGTTGCCCTTATTGCAAAAAAGAACATTAAGAAATTAAATGCAGACAACTACCAACATATTGCAAAAAAGAATCACGAAATTGCGAGGCTCTGGTGTCGTGAACGCAACAGGAAATTCAACCGCTTCCACAAAGACTTGGCTGATGAGAAACTGAAAACAACCCTAAAAACAATATATAATGCTGATATCCTCCTATAAGAATGTACACGATTCCCAAGACACCGACATCGAAATTGCTAGCTTCCTCGAAGGAGTACAAACAGGCAAATGGCAAGACATAGCCTTCGAGGTGCGCAATGCTCCAACTAAACAAATCAAAGACCTTAAGAAGAAGACCGCTCCACTGGTAACAATTAGCGGCTCGTTCTCAGCTCGCAAGGATGATGCAATCAGACAGCACTCCAACTTCATAGCCATAGACATCGACAACCTTGATGATGCCGCCGAAACGAAAAAGCGAATAGGTAGTGACCCCTACCTCTACGCTGCATTCCTATCCATCGGAGGAAATGGCCTGTGCTTAATCATCAAGATGGATGGCACTCGCCACCTTGATGCGTTTAATGGCATCGCTGCATACCTCTACAACGAGTATCAGCTTATTGTGGATCAGTCCGGCAAGAACGTATCCCGTGCGCGATTCGTTTCCTACGATCCATTTATGCTGCTTAACACCAAGTCAGCAACATTCAAGAAGTATCTGCCCAAAAAGAAAGAGCCCAAGTATCCAAAAGTCATGGTAATAAAAACCGACTTTGATGCTATGATTAAGCAGATGGATGAGAAAGGCATCAACCTATGCGAAGACTACTCCGATTGGGTACGCATCTGCTATGCCCTCATACAAGAGTTTCAAGAGCAAGGCCGCGAATACTTTCACACACTGTCATCGCACAGCTCGAAGTACAACTCACTGGACTGCGACAGCCAGTTCAATGCCTGCTATAAAAACCACAGCGAGTCCAAGTCTAAGAAGTCGACAATCGGCACGATCTACTTTCACGCTAAGCAGAACGGAATCGACATCTACTCTGAGCACACCAAAGCAATCGCGCGATTTGCAACATCGCAAAAGGCAGCAGGACTGTCCAAGGAAGCCATTATCGACACACTCGAAAAGCAAGGGGGATATTCTCCTGATGACTCTAAAGAAATTGTTGAGCAGATAGTAAGCAAGGATATCAAATTCAAATCTGATTCGGTAAGCACAGACATAGCTGCATTCGTTAGCACCTATGACCTTAAGAAGAATGTCATCACTCGCAAGATTGAACTTGATGGCAAAGCAATTGATGACTCCGACCTCAACTCCATCTTTCTTGACTCGAAAGCAGTATTCAAAGAATCGACAAAAGACCTTATCACATCGATTATATTCTCCAATCGAGTGCCGTCATACAATCCACTTCATGAGTTCTTCGAGGAAGAGTTATTTGAATATGACAATGACAACTGGCCCAACATTAAGCTACTTCTTAGCAGCGTTGTTTCCGATACGGATGAAGCAGACTTCTTCATACTTCGATGGCTGCTTTCAGTAGTCGCATCATCATACGGCCATAAGTCAGAACTCGTGCTTGTTTTCTGCGGAGAGAAGCAGGGCACTGGCAAGACACACTGGTTCAGATACCTCCTTCCAAAGAAGCTGCGCTACCTATACGCCGAATCCAAAATGGATGCCGGAAAGGATGACGAGATACTCATGTGCGGCAAGCTTATCATTAATGATGACGAGTACGGTGGTAAGTCCAAGAAGGAAGACAAGCGACTCAAGGAGCTGACCTCAAAAGAATTCATCAACGTGCGTGAGCCATACGGCAGAGTTTCGGTGGATCTAAAAAGACTATCTGTTTTTTGCGGCACATCAAACGAGACTCAAATACTTAGCGATGCAACTGGCAACAGACGAATCATGCCAATCCATATAAATGACATTGACCATGACTATTATAACCAGTGCGACAAAGAAGGACTTTGGCGCGAGCTCTTCTGCATGTATCAGATGGGTGCTGAGTACACCATCCTCAAAGAAGATATTGACAGGCTCAATGCAGCAACTGAGATGTACAAGATATCAACACCTGAAGATGATCTAATACACAAGAAGCTTTCACCTGGAAGCTCAACAAGCTACGGTGAGTGGATGTCGCTCACTGACATTCAACAGTACTTGATTAGCGATACTAAGTTCAACTACCTCAACACCAACCGCATTGGTCAGATTCTCACATCGTTAGGATTCGAAAAGCAACGCAGAGTTCTCAACCTATCAAAGGTGATGATGTACTTTGTTAGCCGTAACCCTACTTAATTGGACAGGCACGGACAGGCACTTTTTATTTTTGCCTGTCCATCCAAAACCATTGCCACTCTAAGTTCACAGAGGACTTGGACAGGGGACAGGCACTTTATCTAATAATACTATAATATATATACACACACACATATATGCACACACACACACACACATGTAGCAACCTCCAAAGTTGTGAATGTCGCATGTCCTGCCTGTCCGCCTGTCCAAAATGAGCGAAGTTGCAACCCAAGCGAAAGCCTTTCAAAACCTTTGGAACGCCCGCCCAGACTTAAGAGGACGAATATTTGCAATCAATAACAACTCGATTAACGGCATTAAAGGAGCAATGAATAAAGCCATGGGAGTCATTGCCGGTGTTGCTGACATGTGCTATCTCAAGCCAAACGGCAAGACATGTTGGATTGAATGGAAGACAGAAATCGGCAGACAGTCACCTCAGCAGATCAACTTTGAGAAGCTTTGCCGATCACTCGGGCATGAGTATCACATTGTAAGAAATGAAGCAGAATTTTTAAAAATCATAAACCAAACAACATGAACAATTGTAAAAAATGCGGACACGATAGCTTTGAATATCGTTTAGTAAATATGCACCTTGGACAATATTGCGCTAAGTGTGATGCTCACCAAAAATGGATATCTCAAAATAAACCGATGAAGACAATGCCATTCGGTAAGTATAAAGGAGAAATTATATCCGAAATAAATGACTATCAATATTTAGGATGGCTAGAACAAAGTTTAAGTGCAACCGAAGAAAATAGAACTAAGTTTCCAAAACTAATTGAAGCATTAAGAGAAAGACTAAAAGACTATGTCAACTGAAGAAAAGATAATTAAGACGATGAACGAGTACTATCCAATCGAGGGCAAGATCGTAGATGGCTGCGTGACATATCATTCAACACAGCGAACGCATGAGAGCTTTAGGTTGCACTTAATGAATGCCAACCCCGAGAGCATTGTCTACCAGTACTACTTAAAACGATGCGGAAAGTGGATTAAGACCTTAAAATTGCATAATCAAAAGTTAATTCCTATCTTTGTGACCAATGGAACAGAAGATTGAGAACAGAGGCGGCAAGAGAAAAGGAGCAGGCCCGAAGTTTATCTACGGCGAGGACACCTGCAACATCACTTTGCGAGTGCCCAAGAGCAAAAAGGAAGAGATTAAGAAGATGATATACAGAATGCTTGACTCATACAAATCAAAACGCACTGACGACTATGGCTGCTAACAGATGGAGAAGTGGATACATGAGGCTGCAAGATGACACCTTCACTGGATACTTGACTCCAATTGGACAAGTACAAGATGTTGAGGTGACATTCAAGCTTAAAGCCATGCAGAAGATAATGGAAGCATCTGAGGACTTGCAAGTGGATGCGCCGAATGAGTATTTGATTGGAGCACTGCGCGACAGCGAAGAAGGATACAAGACTGCCGATGTGATCATCTACAACAAGGTTGTAAGATTGAAATTAACAGAGGAAGATATCAAGCGAAGCAAAACACTATCTTTGTAAAACTATGCCACTATTCCAAGGAGACTCGCCACAAATCATCCAGATGAACATCAAGAAGCTAATTGATGAAGGATACTCACTTCAACAAGCGGTGGCAATAGCCAATGCTGAAGCTGCTAAGTTTAAGAAACGATGAAGATATCTTTCGACATTGACGGAGTACTTGACACACCACAAGGCATAGCACTTGCTCGCAGGAAGATTGCCAATGGTGATCGCGTGTACATCATCACTGCAAGAAACGAATCAACGATGAGTGCGCGAGTGTATGAGATTGCAAAGGAGCTTGGCATCCCGAGGTTAAGAGTTTACTTCACCAATGGAGAAGATAAGTGGAAGACGATACAACGATTGGGCATTGAAGTGCACTACGATAACAACGAGGAACAGATAACAAAAATCAAGGAGAACACTGATTCCAGAGCGGAGTTGGTGAGCTACGAATAATACAGCACAAAAACAGCACAATGGCGGCCAAGGACATTGAGAAGCATAAGTTCAAGAAAGGGCAGACAGGCAACCCTAATGGGAGACCTAAGAAGCTTCCCGAATTGGGCAAGCTTATGGCAGACATCTTGGGCGATGAGAAGAATGGATTAAGCACAGCTGAGCGCATCCTCAAGGCGATTGAAGCCAAGGCATTGCGCGGAGACATCAAGGCGGCGGAGATGCTGCTTGATCGCGGCTACGGCAAGCCCAAGCAAACGACAGACACCAACATCACAAGTTCTGAGCCATTGGTGATCATTCGCACAGAGCCCAAGAGTGAATGAGCTATACGCTGACGGAGACACAGACAGTTGCATTTGACCAGGCGATAAGTGGCGAGAAGCGAGTGATTGTCTTTGGCGGCGCGATTCGAGGCGGCAAAACATACTGGCTGCTGCTCACGATCAGCCATCTTGCATTGCACTATGGAGGCAGTCGATGGGTTATAATTCGCAAGAGCTTACCTGACCTTAAGCGGACAACCTTCCCGAGCTTCACTGGATTGCTCGGTGATGGGTTGAACGCACATATTAAGAGTTGGAATCGAGATACCAATGTGGTGACATTCAACAACGGCAGTGAGCTCATCTTCATGGCGGAAAGCTTTGACGAGGACAAAGACCTAAACAGGTTTCGTGGTCTTGAGGTGAACGGCGCAGGGCTTGATGAAGTCAACGAGCTGCAAGAGCCGACCTTCTACAAGGTGCAGGAGCGCATCGGTAGTTGGAACAAGGCACATGGCAAACCGCCAATCGTTTGCCTTGCAACGTGCAACCCTGCAAACAATTGGGTGAAGTCCATCATCTACGACAGATATCGAGACAACAGCCTACCTGAGCGGTGGAGCTACATACCGAGTAAGATAACCGACAACCCACATATTCCTGCCGAGTACCTGGAGAGCTTAAAGGAGTTGCCACCGGTCCAGTATCAGCGATTCGTGGAAGGCGATTGGGATATCCTTGATGACGTTGCGAATCCGTTCTTGTACGAGTGGAAAGACGAGCAGCACATCGATGACAGTGTTGCACTTAATCGCAACATCCCGATCTTCATCTCAGTCGATTTCAACATCAACCCACTCTGCGCACTTGTCATCCAACAGCTACCGAGGGGCTGCGTGGTGGTTGATGAGATTAAGATTGAGAAGGGCAGCGTTGATGCGTTCTGCGATTACATTGAGCGAATGGGTATCCCAATGGGCTTGCTGCGCATCACAGGCGATGCGATGGGCAAAGGTGGCACTGTGCAACAGCGAGACAACTCGAGTGCCTACACGCAGATTAAACGGAGGTTGCATCTATCCGATTCGCAGATCATCATCCCGGCGAATCCAACCCACTACAACAGCCGCATCGATTGCAATGCAGCACTGCGCAAGTTGGACATCAGAGCCAACTCGGTTCGATGCAAGGGCTTCGTGTTCGATGCTAAGCAGGTGCAGTGCGATGCCAATGGCAGCATCATCAAGAGCAACAGAAGAATCTTATCCGAGCGTGCTGACTTCTTGGATTGTTTTCGTTACTTTGTCAACGCAATCTTAAAGAGATACCTATGAGCGTATGTTCACCATGTTATGATGCAGGCAGTTATGTGAACGCCTGCCTGACAGAGTTCAGCTTCGGCACATTGCCTGCCGATGACACAGAGTACATTGTTTGGCTGCAACACAATGCAACCAAGAAGATAATGCAGTTCACTGCAACAACGGATGCGGAAGGCTACATCATCATTGAGGGCATTCAATTAGATCCACTTCAAGGCTACACGATATGGGCAACATTAGACGGCGTACAGCAAGACATCACAGTAGATGGAGATATCTACACGTGCTTGTCATTCTCGGCTGCTTCGGTTGGGCAAAGTCCTGTGGTAATACCATGAGCAAGGTAGGCGCAATCATAAGAGGTTGGTGGTTCATGATCAGAGGCAAGAACAATGAGCTGAGCAAACCACGCACAGCCATCTGTGCTCTGTGCCAACACAAGGACAAGCGACTCAACACTTGCAAGGAATGCGGCTGCTTTCTTCCTGCTAAGACAAGAGTGGAGGATGCAGAGTGTCCATTCGGTTACTGGTGACATGGCAGGCTTCATCCATGTTCAGACTAAGCTTATCCAGTTTATGGATACTGATGATGAACAGCTCAAGGACTTGACAGCTGAGGAGATTGGATGGACGGACTTACTTGTTAACACGGACCAGATTAATTATGTGTTTGATGATAAGTTGGACACCATTATCATGATGCAAAACGGAAGCACACTATACGTTAAAGAATCAATACATGAAGTACATAACAGGATTAAAAGGACGACTGCGCTCTTTATTGGGCAGTAAGAAGACCACGCACAACCTCGTTGAGGTATTCACGCACGAGGGCCACACCTACTACCGGTTCCCGAAAGAAGTCAACCTACCACTGGAACGCTTCAGCATGTCGATGAGTCTGCTTGAGCGGTTGAGCTCTGGAGTCAGCGGAGCGGAGATGGAGCTTATACTTGGCGAGATGGAGAAGGCATTGGGCGCAGGCTTGAGCAATCCAAAGAATGCGGCACTGATTGGCGCATATATCCATGTGATACGTGAGCGGCATGATACGGTGATCCATCGAGACATCCTTCTCAACATTGCAGCCACTTGGATCATCAGAGATGACGAAGACCCGAACATCGTCAACAGCGACATCCATAACTATAAGCTCGAGTTATTCGAGCAGCTGAGCAAGGGAGGTGCGAAAGATTTTTTCTCAAGCTTGGGTATCGATCCGCTGATGCCCTTGTTAACTATGTCTCCCGAAGACTTTCAGATATTATGGGAGTACAACCTGGTACAGCAAAGAAATCTCAAAGAGTCCTTGTTCCGTCTGAATTCTCACCGAGAGTCAGGGCGCAAAAAGCAGGCGACTACATGAGGGAGCAGGTGATGATTCTTAGCGGTGGCAGCGTTGTGGAGTATAATGAGATGATGAATGGTGATGTTGACTTTTATTTGCGTAAATTTGAGGCCAACATCAAAGCTCAGAAGTAATGGCAACAGCTACTATTCAAGTCGCTTATGAAGCGGAAACATCCAGTCTCAAGGCGACAGTCAACGAGATCAATCAGATTAACGACAAGGTAGTAGAGGGAGCGCAGGAATCAGCTAAGAAGGTTAAAGGATTCTTCGCCAACATAGCAAGTTCATTCTCTGCTGCATTCAGCGGCGGCGAGGTTAAGAAGACACTCGACAACCAAGCGAAAGCCATCGACAACCTTGGTAAGTCTGGCAAGACATTAACTGGACAGCTAAGAGGATTAAAGCAGGAGCTTGCGAACTTAGAGATTGCAGGGCAAGAAGGAACGGCGGCTTTCAATCAGCTACTAGTTGCAGCGGCAAAGCTTGAGGATCAGATTGGCGACACAAGAGCGAAGGTTAAGATACTTGCATCTGACACGTTTAAATTTGATGCGGCGGTAGGTGCGACACAAGCATTGGCTTCAGGCTTTGAGGTAGCTCAAGGAGCAGCGGCTTTGTTTGGTGGCGAGAGCGAAGACTTGCAGAAGACAATTGCTAAGGTAACAGCAGCGACTGCTATTGCAAATGGCGTTCAACAGCTTGCTGTATTGATTAAAGAGGAAAGCGCACTTAAGACTCAAATAGAGACAGGCGCACTTGCTGCATACAATGTTGTTGTAGGCACATCGACAGGAGCATTGAAAGTCTTTCGCTTAGCATTGGCTGCGACAGGAGTTGGCGCACTTGTCATCGGATTAGTTGCCTTATATGAGAATTTCGATAAGGTTAAGCAGTTTGCATATAACGCGATACCAGGTCTTGAGTCGTTTGCCAATGGAGTCGGCAAGGTGGTTGATGCGGCTAAGAAGCTTGTCGGCATCGAAGACCCAAAGAAGTCTGAAGACAAGGTTGCCAAGTTGATTGAGTTGGAGACCAGACGAGTGCAAGCTCAAGAGTCAGCCATCACAAGACGAATCAACTTGCTTAAGGCGGAGAACAAAGACACGGCAGCACTGGAGATTCAGCGCGAGCAGATACTACTTGATTTCGCCAACAAGAAAGTGGCAGCTGTTAAGCAAGCAGGAACAGCAGCGGCAGCGGCAGGCATCGACACCGGCAAGGTATTGTTTGACTTAAGTCAAGAGATACTCGATCGTGAGAATGCTATTCAAGTGCTTAGGATACAGAATGCAAGAACAGCAACAGCAAAGATTGAGACACTTGAAACAATTGCATTCAAAGGAACAGTTAGCCGTAAGGAAGAAGAGCTTAAGTTGAATACAAATGTATCAAATTCATATCGTGAGCAGTTGCAAAAAGATAATGATTTACGCATTGCACAGCTCGAGCTTGATAAGTCAGTCAATGGAGAAAGCTTAGCTAACACAATTGCTATTATTAAGGCGAAGGCAAAAGCGGAATCCGATGCACTTGGCTTGACTGAAGCAGATTCATTAAAGAGGCAGAAGATATTTGCTGATTCCGAGAAAGCCATCACGGATGCAACCAATGCAGAATTTCAAAAGAGGCAAGAACTCATTGACCAGTTTGTGCAACAGACCACACAGGCATTCACTGCACTTAACGAGTTGAGCCAAGTATCAACACAGTTACGACTTGAGGAGATACAAACAACAAGCGACAAAGAACTTGAGGCAATCAATAATAGCACAATGCTTGAGCGCGATAAGGTACAGAGTCGAATTGCATTGGAGAAGAAGAAGGCTGCGCAGATTGCGGAGATTAATCGAAAGCAAGCGGTGCAAGACAAAGCACTTGCAGTATTTAACATTGGCATCAGCACAGCGGAAGCCATCATGAAGTTCTTGGTTAAGCCAGGCGGCCCTGAAGGTATCGCTTTATCAGTGCTTGCAGGTATCACTGGAGCAGCACAAGCAGCGGCAGTATTAGCTAAGCCAATCCCTAAGTTTGAGCGAGGTGGATTGATTGGAGGTAGATTGCACAGCCAAGGAGGTACGCTGATTGAAGCGGAGCAAGGCGAGTACATGGTGAACAGAAGGCAGAGCGCAAAGCATCGCAGAGAACTGGATGCAATGAATACCTCAACGGAAGCCTTCCGCAGAATGATTGACGAGAAGTATGTGCGTCCTGCGCTGATGAGTTACTCGGCAGGCAGAAGAGGCAAGGACGGCATCACGGTGAACGCATCGCTTAACAGCAAGAGCATGGAGAAAGAGATGAGAGGTATGCGCAAGGACTTGAAGAATCGCAATGTGATTGTTAACATCAACCAACAAGATTCAAGATACTTATGGCAGTAGAATTAAAGTTCCTAATCGATGGAGCTGATAGAGGACAGCCGACCAATGCTGATGATTTCAGTGTTAACATAACTGAGGACACAGCAATCAACACTCGCATTGTATCCTTTGACAATGACCTTAAGTTTGTCGGTGGGATGTTTGATTACTTGTACAATCAGCTGATTGATACAGGTGGATGTTCACTGGTAGATGTTGAGGTGCAGTACTTGTGCGCAGGAGTTTGGAAGCGATTGACATTAGGGTACATCATTATCAGCGAGTGCGCATTCCAATTGGATAAGTGCAGCGCATCAACAAAGCTATATGACAATTCATTTAGCAGCAAGATTAACAACAATAAAAGCATCCCGTTCCCATTGAATGGAACTATAAGCAAGAACTTGCAGACGGTTGTGCCTCCAGTTCAGCGCAAGGTGCTAATGTTTAATCCTGCCACTGGAGCATATCAATATCCTTGCTATGGAGTTGGAGTGTACGATGCATTCAAGCAGCTTGTTAGTTGCATGAGTGATAATCTTGTCGACTTCGATAGCAATTACTTTTCATTCGACTTCACAGCGGATGGCAATTTCATACTTGTGAGCACTGGTCTGTCGATTATCAACGAGTCAAAGGATTCTGCAATCATTTCATTTGAGGAGTTATATACAGCACTCAACAAGAAGCTTCGACTTGGAATGGTAATTGAAACTCAATCTAACGGCCGTCCATTGCTTCGCATCGAGCCTGCATCATATTTCAATCAGCAAGGTGCTCAGGTAAATCTTTATGATCAGCCAAACATATTGCTTAAGTACGATGTTGCTCAGCAATTCGCATCAATCAACTTTGGCTCGAATCCATATCTTGAGCAGCATGAGTGCAACAATGGCGAGACGGCTTGCACGTTCTTTCAGAACTCTTTCAAAGGATTCCGAGATGAGACCTTTGGATTGATTGGTGAGTGCAACACAACGGCTGTGCTTAATCTTAGCAGTGATAAGGTTATATTCGATACAAACGTGATTGAAGACACCTATGTGCACAGCAATGCAACTTATAACAATGATACTTTTATCATTGAGTCATATTGGTTTGTCGGTGAAGACCAAGGCTATGCACGGCAGTTCGACCCATACGGCATCGGGCAGACGGTATACAATGGCGGCTTCACAAATGACAACTCAGCTCTTAATTGGGTAGGTGGATATCCTAATGGTATATACTCATATATCCAGGGCTTCGTACCTGGTAGCACTCAAGTTCAGGCAACGAGTAACTCAAGCCCATTACAATCATGGGGCATCAGCGATGTGTTCACATCTTACTACCTAGCGACTTTCCGTCCTTATGTGAAGTTTGGCAATGAGATAATAGACCCGAGCAACAACTTTGACTTCTTTAAGTATACCGTACCATATACTGGCACTTATACATTCACAACCACAATTATTGTAAGTAATGTTTATGAAGCATATGCTGAGTTTGTGCGAGCTGATGGATCTGGAGCATTCATTCAAAGCTACATCGAGTTTCCTCCGATTATAGCTGACCCAATCACATTCATTGCTGTATGCACATTGACTTGGCAAGTGGTATGCAATGAAGGTGACCAGGTGACAGCAAATGTTTGGGCCCGAGTGGATGATACTTTCCCTGCTGTTACCGCAACCATTGAAAACACCTATGACATATACACAACGCAGTTCGATGCAATAGGTGAGCCCTTCCCTAATGTATTGCAGCCTGTTGATCCTAACAGCATCAAGCGTTTCATCTATTCCTTCGACCGACCACTGCGAATGGAGGAGATTGAGGCGATACTCGACAACACCTCGAGGCCCATTAAGTTCGGGCAGTTCGATGACCCACTGCGAGTGATTGAGGGATACATCAACAAGGTAGACATCAAGAGCATCATCAAGCAAGATGCTTCCATACAACTTAAATCAAACAAGATACTTCGATGAGCTTTACTTCCATACCGAATCAGCCAATTATCTTCACAAGCAACACTTTTGTCGACTGCCCAGGTTGCGGTGGCGACTACAAGCAGCTGCTTGACTTCAACGATCAGGTGTTCTTCCAAGTGGAGTCGACACCATGTCCATTGTCAGTGTTGTATAAGTACGACACGGTGGAAGCCGCTTGGGGTGTTCCAGTAGATAATCAAGCATGCTCGACTGAGTTGGATGTAAGCGGCATCTACTGCCAACTGCTTCGAACAAACTACATCTATCAGCTATATCAAGTCGAGTTCACCATCTTGACATTGGATGAGGGAAGCTTGATTGTTGGACTTGATGGCTCAGCTACTTATGAGCTGACATTGCCTGGCACTTACACGCTGTACTTTGCCAATCCAACGATGACCAATGACAGCGTCACGTTGTGCTTTGCCAGTGAGAGTTGGATTGGATGCTTAAGCACAACAGGCATCAGAGTCTACGGTCTTGCATCAGCAAATCAGATGAAGGTAGGAATCGTTGATGCGGTGACACTCGAGACGGTTGACTTGGTTGCTCCGCTTTACACGGTTAAGGATAACAAGATTACTGGAGCATTTGCATTGACTGACCTCGCACTTGGTGAGGGCTGCTACCGATTGGCGATGACTGACTTCTGCACTAACACTTGCGGACAGAGTTATGTGTTCAATGGTGTGTTCAGAGATGCAAGCGGAGTGGGTGGATGGATAACAGGAGGAACAGGCGCAGTGACATTAACTGAAGGAAGTGCTGAGTTTAATCTTGGCACAGGCGAAGATGGAACTATCACACAAAATCAAAGCAACAACCTATGCGATGGATTGCAATACTATGTGAGCGTGTTCATCGAGAGCCGTACCAATGTGCGCATCTACGCAGTTAATGGAACTGAGCAAGTGCAAATCAGCGGCACAGGATATCAGACGGTGCTAATCACTGCCGATGGCAACAACCCACTTGAGATACTTGTCAGCGAGTTCGGAGGAGCTCCTGCCGCTGCCGTCATTAAGCTTGTGGAGATTAGCATCGAGAATGATTCTATCCAGTGGGATCAGTTCAGCGATGTGCTTAGCATTGGCGATTACAATGATGAGTGCAAATACTTTAAGATTGAAGGCTGCAACGCAGAGGATCAGTTCAACCTTGCATTCGGTGGCTCATCCTTTTTGCCTGCCATCCGACTTGAGGGGCGCAAGTTCAGAGCGCAGTATGTGACTGAGGTGAATAACTTCCGCTTTGCTTCCGGCAGATATCAGACTACCTATGTGGACCGCGAGAAGAAGTGGACATTCGCATTCGGCAGATTGCCTGAGTACGTTCTTGACTTCTTGAGCACCATCTTCTACTATGACAACTGTTATGTTAATGGTGACTTGTACTATGCCATCGATGGTGAGTTCCCAGATGTGGAGTACAACGATGCAGATGATCTTGGAGCAATCAACATAGACCTTGCACTTAAGTCATCTAAGGTGCGCAAGACCATTTGCAGCAACACGGATGCTGACTGCTTGCCATCGATTCTAGACAATGGAGATGAGCCGTTCTTGCTCGCGCAGGATGAGCAAAGATTGACAACTGAGAATTCTGTTAACTTATATCAAGAAATTATTTTGTAACTTTGCCAAACATAGAGACCAAGTAGGTGACAATGCAGCGACCTATCGAACAGCGCAAACATTTTACAAACACTTTACTACAATGGCCTGTGTATCATATTGCGACACGTCCTTGCTTGACCACAACTTGGTCAATTGCAACGAATATAAGCTTGGCGGAGTTTCCGCTATTATCGTAGGTGCTTGCGGAACAGAATTAGTTGACCCATCAAGTGATGTTGAAGTTGATGTTTTATTGTTAGCTGGCACTGCCAAGCTAATCAGTGACATCAGATTCGCACTTCCTGCTGGATCACCTATTACTGTCGATTCACCAATCGGCTGCGGCACTTCAATCCGTATCAACGAAGATCGTACTGCGACATTGTACGATGCGAATGTAACTGACGAGAACAATACGTTCTGGAACGATGTAAACAACCGCCGTATCTCTTGGATACTTGCGTACATGTGTGACAGCGGAAAGGTGATTTATATCTCTGCTCCTGTTGGAATTACAACATCTGCAAACTTCATCTTGCCTGAGCAGAACAATGAGCTTCAGCGTTATGAGGTGACCTTCTCTTGGAGAAACAAAGATATCCCTGCTCAATATGATGCTCCTGCCGGAGTGTTCGCATAATGACTGAGGAATTATCACAAACCACTCAGAGCATCACTCCATCAACTGGAGTGGTGCTTCTTGCGTTTGGTAAACCGCAATATTATTGGGCGGCTTTCAATCTTGCTTTCAGCATTAGAAAGCACAGCCCAAATGTCAATATCACAGTGCTTTTTGATGATCCGATTAAGGGCTTAAGCAACTGCCCTGACTTGATGCAGTATATCAACAACATTGGTCACATTGATGCCGACGATATCTACACCAACAAGAAGCTTGATCCCGGCAAGGTGAAAGTGAATTTATACAAATACTTGCCATACGATTGCAACCTCTACCTTGACGTAGATGCCATTGCGCTCAAAGACATTCAGCCGATGATTGACGAACTTGCTCAATCCGGCAAAGATTACATAAGCCATTGCGTGGGATATCACACCATCGACAAGGGGCGAGACTTCAAGGAGATGCAGTGGGCATGGGCGGATAAGCTATGGGCGCACTTCAACTTGCTTGAGTCTTACGTGATGCCTGCCATCAACAGCTCAATGCAGTGGATAGTAAAAGGCTCACAGGCAGAAGCGATTTATCGCACTGCAAAAGATTTATACTTCAATCACCCAATGGAGGTGAAGGATTTGCGTATGAAATGGGGCGGTGGACAGCCAGATGAGTTATACATGAATGTCGCACTTGCGATTCATGGCATTGACCCTGCGCTTAAGAAGTACGAAAAGATTCAAGGCAGCGAAGGCGGCATGATTCACTTCTCGATGCAGAGAGGGTTGAACTTCCAAGATATAATCGACAACTACTACTTGCAAAGCTACTATGGTGGCGCAGGATTCACTCCGATATTTTACATCAATTGGCTTGATAGGATGCTCAATGCGGAATTCAAAGCAATTGGCAAAAGACATATCTACTTAATTAGCAGAATAGCACAAAACAAATATGCAGATGGAAAACGTTGAACCAAAGAAACGAGGGCGCAAGCCGAAAGCAATTGTGACCACTGAGACATTCACAGAGGTTGCTCGTCACGACTGGAACTCAGAGGATGAGTGCGGCGCATTCTTAGCGGCACTTGTTAAGATGAGCAAGTACAAGACGGTGCTTGAGATTGGAGTGTTCGAAGGTGAGACAACTCAGCATCTTATCAATGCGCTTCCGCAAGGTGGGCAGTATGTCGGCATCGACATCAATGATTATCGTACCGACAAGACAACGGCATTGATGGAAGTTGGTGGCAAGTCGATTGACTTTATACTTGGCAATTCACTTGATGAGTTGAATAAGTTGCCTAAGAATCATTTTGACCTTATCTTTGTAGACGGAGACCATAGCTTTGGACATGTGCTGCAAGAGTTTAAACTTGTTGAGAAGTTGGTGGCAAGAGGCGGAATGATTGTTTACCATGACACCATCCACTTGGATGGCCCGAGAAAGCTTGTTGAATACGCAGCGCATTATAAATATAACAACGTCACGCTTAACACAACTGAAGGGCGAGGCATCTCAATCCTACACCGATGAAACCAAACTACTGTCGTTCGAAATCTTGTGGATCTAACATAATGGAAAGACCAAATGGCACTAAGCTCTGAGGACATTCAAAAAATAGTTTACCGATTCGCGCATAAGCGAAAGGGTTGGGAGCAGATGTCGCAATCTACTCCATTGAATCCTATAACTAAGCAGCGAGCATCGAGCCAGTATCCAGAATATTGGAGCGGTTACAATTATGCCGCCAAGATGTATGATAGCATCTTGCCGCATAGCCGCTCCGATGTTTATCCTGAGCACTTGCTGTCGGTGCGTGCTCCCAATCAAACGGATGCGCAGGCGATGTACATCAAGGCAAACTATAAGGCAACAACCTTGAGCGTGTTTGAGGACTTCAGAGCAACGATAAGCAGAGCATTTGCGGATCAGAACTGGAGCATCAGATACTCGCCCGAGTTAGATGCGCGATTTGGTGAAGAGACCTTTCAGCGATTTGTCAATACCGAGATTGAGAAGTTCGGCAGCTTGGAGATGTTCGTTAAGAATATGCTTCCAACGCTGAAGCTTGTCGATGCCAATGGTATAATTGCCATCTATCCCGATGATATTCCCTATGTGGAAGTTGATGGAGTAGAGCAGCCGATTATAACTAATGAGCTGCTTCGTCCAATGCCAACCTACTACAACTGCAAGAACATTGTGGGGCAGGAGTTTGGCGAGTATTACCTAGTCATTAGCGATGACCACAGCCATGTTAAGTCGGGCAGTAAGATGGAAGAGAGCGGTATCGTGCTTTACTTGTACGACACGATGGCCATCTACCGCATCGAGCAGACAGGCAAGAAGAGCGACATGACTTTCAGCGAGCCTGTGCTTTACTTCCAACACAACTTGGGATATGTCCCTTGCATCAAGCTGATGGGAGCACCTCAACTGATAGGTGACGAGATTGCATTTCAATCGCCATTCATCACAGCAGTGCCATTGCTTGATCAGGTTGTTCTTGATGAGAGCTACTTGCAGATGAGCAAGGCAACAAGTGCATTCCCTTTTATGGTTGCGCTTGGCGAAATATGCGAGTTCGTAGATCGCGAAGGTAACAAGTGTAATGATGGGCAGATATTCGACCCAATCAACGGAGGCTATCGCACTTGCTCTTCATGCTCAGGCAGCGGAGTAAAGAGCCGATTCAGTCCAACCGGTATGCTACTGATTAAGCCGAAGACATCGCTAAGCGAAGGAGACAGCGGACTCAGTGGCGAGTACTTGAAGTTTGTTAGCCCTCCAATGGATACGCTAAACTTCCTGCGCTCTGAGATTGAGCAGCAGATGGCTAAGGCAAGACGTATCCTGCATCTTCCATCAAGCGATGAAAGTGGAACTGTCGGTGAGGCATCGACTGCAACAGGAAGCTTGAATAAGCTTCGCGCATTGTACGCATTTGTGAAGCCTATCAGCGATCAGCTATTTACCATCTACGAATTCTGCTTGGTGACAATGGGACGCATGAGATATGGCGATTTATTTGGCGGAGTAAACTTAGTTTATCCGACCTCATTCGATATCTCAACACCAAGCGATTATCTTGCTATCATTGCTGAAGGTGTTAAGGCAGGCGTTCCTCCTGCGGTGACTTACTCGAATGTTTACAACTACATCAGAGCAATCAACTACACAGACGAGGAAAGCAGTGCTTTATTCGAGCTGATAGTTAACGCTGACGAGTTGCTACTTATGAGCAATGCCGATGTGCTTGCTCGACTTGCAAGTGGTACGGTTGAGAAGTGGCAAGATGTATTGCATAACTCAGCACCTCAACTTGTGATGGAGCTGATGCGCGACTACATCGCAACAGAGGAAGCACCGAAGTTCTTTGACCTTCCGATGAACGATCAGATTGCACAGCTAAGAGCTAAGGCGGCAGAGAAGATTGCAACAACATTGGATCCGATAGCACAGGCACAACAAACTCTTTTGAATGGCATCGTTTGATGAACTTGTTAAGCGTAAGATTAAGCTACTTGAAACCGTTCCCGAGGACATTGCAACTGCGGCGGAGAAGGCACAGCGAGAAGCATGGAGAAAGATTGCTCCACTTCTCGCGGAGATGGATGTCGATGCCGATGGAAACATTGCACAGACGGAAAATAATATCAGACGAATTGGAGGAATAACAGAGGAACTCAACAAGGTACTTGCAGGCGGCGAATACAAAGCCGCCGTGCAGTCATTCCTTGCTTCCATCGATGAAGGTGTTCAGCTTACTGATGACATCGCCAAAAAGATTGACAGCACCTTCCAACCAGACAACGTACAAAAGCAACTACTCGCAATATCCAAGCAGAACGCAATCAATGCCTTCTTCGGTTCGGGGCTTCGGCAAAATGTTACAGTGCCATTCCTTGAGCAGCTTACTGCAAACGTAGCGGCAAGAGCACCACTGCGTGAAGCAACCAAAGCATTGCAAGGAGTAATCGAAGGAACTGATGCAAACGATGGCAGGCTACTTGCCAACGTGCGCACTACTGCAAACACTGCTCAAGCAATCGCTGACAGAAGCTATGCAGCAGCTGTCAATGAAGAACTCGGCATTGATTACTTCCAATATCTAGGCGGCGAGATACCGACCACAAGACCATTCTGCCAACATAGAGAAGGTGAGATATATCATCGCAAGGAGATTGAGGCATGGGGTGATGGCAAGAACAGCGCAGGCATCAACGATATTCGCAATGGCACATGGGATGGGCGCATCGATGGCACTGACTCACGCAGCATCTTCACCTTTGTTGGTGGTTGGAACTGCCGGCACTTCCTTGTTCCAGTGATCAAGCAAAGAGTTCCTGCAAGTGTAATTGCAAGAGCAGAGGCAGAAGGTTTTGCAACACCACCGAGACCAAAAGGTGGAGCAGAAGCACTAACAGCTTAAGCGCAATAGAATAATATTTTGCGCAATCAAAAGTTTACTATCTTTGCTTCATGACTTACTACATCATGAGAGATGGCAGCATCAAGCAAGCATCTGATGTACTCGCAAAAGAACTTATCAAGCGAGGAGCAAGAGAATTGAAACTAACACCAATAACAATAGACTATGGCAATCAAATCGGAGGAAGCACTGGAGCTGATGAAGTTCCTCAACCTCGAAGAAGCAGCCGACCTAGAAGCGGCAAAAGAAAAGTTCCAAGAAAATTGGATTAAACAGGAAGAAGTAAGCGGCAAGATTGGCAAGCTTACCGGTACTATTGCCAATGTAACTCGCAAAGCATTTGAGCCGTTTGGCATCGTGCTCACTGACGAGGACTTCAAAGGGCAGAAGGTTGAGGAAGTTATTCGCAGCGCATCAGAGAAAGCAAAGACGTCGTTTGAAACACAGCGCGAAGAGTGGGAGAAGCGTGCATCTGGCAACGGCTCAGAGGCATTGCTGCAAGAGTGGGAGAAAAAGTATAAATCACTTGAGCGCAAGAGCAATGAGCTTGACTCCGCTCGCCAAGATGTGATGAATCAGTTTGAGTCTTACAAGGTACAAGTTGCAACCGACATCAAGACGAGCAAAATCAACTCATCATTCGAGAAGGAGCTTGGCGCATTGAAGCTTGATCCAAGTGTAAACGAGTACACCATTCGTGGATTCAAGTCGGCGGTCACTGATAAGTATGCAATCGACCTTGAGGATGATGGTGCATTCGTTGTTAAGGATAAGGCAACAGGCGAGCGGTTGAAGAGCAAGGAGAAGGCAGGATCGTTTCTAACAATGTCCGATGTGCTTATCAAGGAAGCAACAGAAGCAGGCATCATCCAAAAGAATCCTCATGCAGGAGCAAAATTTCCTGCACGTAATCCGTTGATACCTCAACTCGAGGCAGCATCGGAAAAAAAATTAAAAGGAATCAACCCTAGATTCTACCAAAAATAATTATCTTTGTAGGGGGTATTAATGTTTTTTTAGTTTGGCCGCACTTGTTAAGAGTGCGGCTTTTTTTTTATACCTTTGTGATTCTCTATGGTAGTCGGCAGGACTTTCAGCTGCAAAAAGTAGGCATCAAAGCAACAGCCTTCAGAATACGTTGCAAAAAATTCTACAATAAAAAACGACTATCATGTCTATTTCAAGAATACTTTCCGAATGTCCTAATGTTCAGATGAACTTAGGCGAATTATTTATCGAGGTTGGTCAGCGCGAGCAACTTCCATTTCTAGAATTCTTATTGTCTCCAGAGAATGCGAAGATGATCCGCACTGAAGTTGCTCCAGGTAATGGAAAACTTAAGACGGTTCAAGCTCGTTGGATTCAGCGTTTGCCTGAGACGGAAGTTGAAGAAGGTGGCGACATCCTTACTTGTACTTCTTCTAATGTTTATGGTGATAGCACAACTACGTATACAGTTGAAACAACTGATACGTATAC